TGGTGGTGTGGTCTGAAGTGCCCTGTTACGTTCAGGTGGGCGTTGGGGCCGTGGCTACCAGCGCCAGCACCCCGATCCCATCTTTTACGCCCATTCCGTTTGTGGTGCCTTTGAACACCAGCGGTGCTCCTTGGCGCGTCAGCGTGATCCGGATCGGCAGCACGGACGGCACTGCTTACGCCAAACCGATCAACAAGCAATGAGCTTCGGTGTAGCCTTTCGCAACGCCGTCGGCCTTGGGCTGGGCGGCATCATCTCGCTGTTTGGCGGGCGTGGGAGCGAGCAGGCCCAGAGCAACCTTCTTACCGAGTCCGGTGACAACCTCGTCCAAGAGGACGGTGGTTTGATTTTGTTGGAGTAACACATGCCCGCAGTATCGCTTTCAGCCTTTGGCGGCGTTGGTGCTCAATTTTTTGACAACAGCGGCAATGTGCTGACTGGCGGCAAAATTTACACCTACGAGGCTGGCACAACAACGCCGCAAGCTTCGTACACCTCGTCGTCTGGCAACACCGCGCACACCAACCCCATTGTGTTGAATGCTGCTGGCCGGGTGCCTAGCGGCGGCGAGATTTGGATTCTTGCGGCAACGTTTTATAAATTTGTGCTTGAAACCAGCACCGGCGTTCTGATTGCCACCTACGACAATGTAGGCAGCAGCTTCAACGCTATCGCAATCATTGCAAACTTTACCGGCAACGGCTCCACTGTTGCGTTTACGCTGGCAAGCACCCCCGCAGGCGAGAACGCCACCAATGTGTACATCAACGGCGTGTACCAGCAAAAAAACACGTACAGCCTTGCTGGCGCTGTTCTCACCTTCTCTCAAGCACCTCCAGTTACTTCGTCAATCGAAGTCAATTACGTCTAAGGAACAATCATGGCCGATACCAAAATCTCAGCACTCCCCCCGTCAACGACTCCGCTTGCTGGCACCGAGGTGTTGCCGATTGTTCAAGGCGGCGCAACGGTCAAAGTTGCCGTATCTAACTTGACCGCCGGCCGATCTTTTGATGCTTTGGGCATGATCCTGACATCTACAGACGCGGGTGCAGCAGCAGCCCCGTTACTTGAGTTGTACAGAGACTCAGCAACACCAGCGGCATCTGACACACTTGGCGAAATTGAGTTTAATGGCGAAGATTCTGCGGGTAACAAGCAAGCCTATGCTTTATTTCATGGATCTATTCTCAGCCCAACGTCTGGTGCTGAACAAGGCCAGCTTCATTTTGAAACTGCAACTGCTGGCGCATTGACTGAGAAAATGATTATTGGCACAACCAATCTTGTGATTAACGAGATCGGTGCTATTTTTAACGTGCGTATTGAAGGCGATACAGATGCAAATCTGTTCTATACAGACGCAACAAATAGCCGTGTTGGTGTTGGCACAATAAGTCCAGCACAAAAGTTAGATGTTGCAGGTTCAATAAATCTCACAGGAGATGTAATTGCTGGAAGCGGCAAATTGCTTGTTGGAACTTCTTCGAGCCCTACCCAGCAAGCGGTCATTTATCGCACTGATTCCTCAACTGCTAACGGGGCGTTGCGGTTGGATGGAAACGGAAACTATGCCGGTATTCAATTTGCCCAATCGGGAAATCTGCGTGGCTCTTTGTCAACAGACGCAGCCGGTTTGTACATGACGCACGAATCGAACATATATTTTTATACAGGAGGCCCAGGCAATATTAGCGGTACAAATCGTATGCTAATCGATTCTAGCGGCATTGTTACTATGAGCGCTTATGGTGCTGGCGCAGCAACATTCTCAGCCACTGGTGTTATATCTTCAGTTTCTGATGAAACTTGGAAAATTAAAGATGGAGTGCCAACCGACCCAGATGCAATGCTTAAAAAGCTGGAGCCGGGGTATTGGTACTACAACGACGAGAAGAAAGAAACATTCGGTGTTGAAAGGCAATTGGGCTTCTACGCACAAAACGTAAACGCCGCCATTGGCCCAGAAGCTGCACCAACCCCAGAACCAATTACTACAAAAAACAAAGACGGAAGTGAAACGACTGTTACAAAACCGTGGGGTTACTATGACCGTTCTGTCTTGGCGATAACTGTTATGTCTTTGCAAAAAGCACTTGCGACAATTGAAACTCTCACCGCCCGTATCACAGCACTGGAGGCGCAATGAAAACCACTTGGGCAATTTCTCAACTTGATCGCCAAACATCTGGTAGGTTTGTATCATGTCTCTGACCAAAGTTTCCTACTCAATGATTGAGTCAGCGCCGGTTAATGTTGCCGACTATGGCGCTGTTGGCAATGGGGTTACAGACGATACGGCAGCGTTTGTAGCTGCTTTTGATGCTTTGCAAGCGTTAGGTGGCGGTCAAATAACTGGTGGGCAAGGCAAAAACTATGCGATTGCTGCGCCAATCAGCGGCACACTGATAACCCTTACCTCTTGCAACAACATCAACATTGATTTTTCAATGTGCAAGATCACGGACACCACCACGTACACAGGAACACAAGCGTCTATTCTTTTTAATTTTGTAACTTGCAGCAAAATTGATTTGTCTGCAAACGTGGTGTCTCAGCAGTCTGTTACTTTATCGCCAACAACATTAAATTTGCGCGGACTAAAAGTTGTGCGATTGACGCAGGGCGGTAGCCAACTAAATGTCAACTTAAATTTGATTGGCGGTCTTGAAGGAATAAATGCTTTCAAACTTAACACCGATCCAGCATCGTATGAATTCTCTGGCATCACGGGTACGATTAAAACGTATGGTGTTTTTTACCCCTATGTTGGCACATTCTCAGGCAACAATGTTGATTTGATTCTTGAAGGTGAAAATTCTAATAGATCGTTTTTTATCTATGGTGTGCAGCATAACAAGTTTAGGCTGTATACAAAAAACGCTCAAGGCACTGCTCTAATTAAAGCATTTAATGGTTATGGATGCCAGAATGTTGATGTTGACTGGACAGATGTAGACAGCACCAACAACCAGCCCGCCGCGCCTAGATTGTCAATTGAATGGGGTGACTCCACGGCAGCTACTCACAGCGACATCCGCATTAACGTAAACTGGAAAAACCCGTCTGCATCTCCTTGGGGCAACAGCCTTGGGTTCGCAAAATTTTCAGACGGTGGTGGAACGGCTGACACAACTGGCCGAGGGCATCGCTTGTATGGTCTTGCGCTGACTGGCTTTTCAGATAACACTGGCACATCTGCCAGCCATGTTAATTGGGAAGCAGGAGCATTTTCTACATCAGGAACTCCAGACTTAATGACAGGATATGAAATTGGGCCATATGTTGCACTAGGAAACAATAACCCTATGTCGTTTGCAATGTCTGCGCTTGGTGTTGCCGTTTTTAGTTCTGTATCTACTGAACATAATATATACACCGATAACGGTTCTGTAGGTCGAGTATTGTTTAACAACTGCCAAGCTGTCTCTTATACATCAGGCACAAACAATACCGACCAGCACACCTATCTTTACTCTAACATTGCTTCAAACCCCTCGTCTACTTTGCAGGCGTACAACATTTCAAAACGATTTGTTGAAACGCAAATTAACACGGCAGGTTATGTAACTGGACGCACCACGCAAACGGAAAGCAATTCAAAGTCTGGAAGTTTAACTTCATCGCAAAACATTTTCAAGTTGTACCCAATCAGCGGTAACAGCATGATGTTTACATTGAAATACTATTTGACTAGCGATCAGAGCGAAACTAATCCAGCAGTCAAAAGTGAAACTTACGGCATTAAATCGCTTACAGCGTTTTTGGCCGGAGATGGTACTTGGACGTTGCAAACAGCCGCCGCTAACATGGTGGCTGAAAGAACACTGAACACGGCATCTGTGCTTACTGTTTCATTGGTTAATGGCACGTCTGCTGGCGCTTTTATTGCAGTGTCAGCTACAAATTACAATGGAGCGCAAGCAATGGGGTCATTTGAACTAAGTTCAACAACTGGCAATCCGTTTGTTGCGCTTGATCCTGTTTAACAGGGCCAGCCCAAATGACCGGCGGCTCTGCACAAGTAAAGAAATCTGTCGCATAATCGCGGCACAACCTGTATCGGCCCAGTAGACCGAGGTTTCTAACGAAACATCATGGACCCAGAAAACTTAGCGGTAGTTGACACCGCGCCAGCAGCCGAGGTGACGGCCACCACGGACACTGCACAGATCGCGCCGGAAGTAGCTGATAGTCAAGTCGAAACGCCCGAGGAAAAGAAATTCTCCCAGGCTGAAATCGACGCGATGATCAGTAAGCGCCTTGCTAGGGAGCAGCGCAAATGGGAACGTGAGCAGCAAGCTAAAACCACCCAACCCGTGGTTAGGACGGAAGTCCCGCCTATCGAGAATTTCGAGTCTGCTGATGCCTACGCGGAAGCGCTGGCCGTCAGAAAAGCCGAAGAAATGATCGCGCAGCGTGACTACCAGAAACAGCAATCTGCGGTTAACGAGGCATATCACGACCGTGAGGAAGAAGCTAGGGCCAAGTATGACGACTTTGAACAAGTCGCCTACAACCCCCAGCTTCGAGTCACTGACGCGATGGCCGAGACAATCAAGGCATCTGATGTGGGGCCGGACCTAGCCTATTGGCTGGGCAGCAACCCGAAAGAAGCTGATCGCATTTCCCGCTTGTCACCTCTCATGCAGGCCCGAGAGATTGGAAAGATTGAGGCCAAGATTGGCTCCAACCCTTCCGTGAAACCAACTACGTCTGCGCCTGCGCCGATCACACCTGTGACAGCACGGACTAGCGGCAACCCGTCTTACGACACGACTGACCCTCGCTCTGTGAAGGCCATGAGTACATCGGAATGGATTGAAGCTGAACGTGCCCGACAGATGAAGAAACTGCAAGCACAACTTAACCGCTAAATTTTTAAAGGACTCGCATCATGGCGAATAGCATTCTCACCATTGACATGATCACACGGAAAGCTCTGGAAATTCTGGAGAACAACCTTGTGATCACCCGTAACGTGAACCGTCAGTACGACGACAGCTTTGCTGTTGAAGGTGCCAAGATTGGTTCTACCCTGCGTATCCGTCTGCCCGACCGCGCTCTGGTGACTGACGGTGCCGCCCTGCAAGTTCAGGACGACAACGAGCAGTTCACCACCCTGACTGTGTCTTCGCAGAAGCACATTGGCGTGAACTTCACCTCCGCTGAGTTGACCATGCAGTTGGACGACTTCGCAGAGCGTGTGCTCAAGCCACGTATCAGCCAGTTGGCCTCCAGCATTGACGCTGATGTGGCAAACAGCTACAAGTCCATCGGCAACACCGTTGGCACTCCTGGCACCACGCCCAGCACCTCGCTGGTTCTGCTGCAAGCTCAGCAGAAACTGAACGAGAACGCCGCTGTGATGTCGCCTCGCTACGCCACCGTCAACCCTGCGGCCAACGCTGGTTTGGTTGAAGGCATGAAAGGTTTGTTTAACCCCACCGACACCATCAGCAAGCAGTTCAAGAACGGCATGATGGGCACTGGCGTGTTGGGCTACGACGAGATCAACATGTCTCAGTCGATCAAGCAGTTCACCACCGGCTCGCGTACCGCTACTGGCGGCACCTTGTCTGCTGCTGTGACCGCTGAAGGTGCTACGACCATTGCCATCACTGGTGCTGGTGCAGCAGGCACCGTGAAGATCGGCGATGTGTTTACCGTGGCTGACTGCTTTGCTGTAAACCCACAGACCCGTGAGTCCACCGGCTCGCTGTTCCAGTTTGTGGCTGTGGCTGACGTAACTCTGTCAGGCGGCGGCGCTGGCAACATCACCGTGGCTCCGATGTACTCGGCCAACCACGCCCTGGCTACCGTGGACGTTCTGCCGCAAAACGGCAAGGCCGTGGTGTTCGTGGGCGCGGCTTCCAGCCAGTACGCTCAGAACTTGGTGTACCACAAGGATGCGATCACCTTCGCAACCGCTGACCTGTTGCTGCCTCAAGGCGTTGACATGGCTGCTCGTGCTGTTCACAACGGCATCAGCCTGCGTATCGTGCGCCAGTACGACATCAACAACGACCGTATGCCCTGCCGTATCGACGTT